TGATAACGTCTATGGTTGATGCAAGCACAGGTTTCAACACTTCTCCATTACCATCTTGTTATATTGGTATTTGTCACACCGATACTACTTATGACCTAGAAGAGGTTGCTGGATTCGTTAAAGTTGAAGAATATGGTCAGAAGAAAGCTATGGAAGGAGAAATTGGAACATTAGCAAAGGTAAGGTTTATTGAAACAACTAATGCTAAAGTGTTCGAGGACTTAGGCTCTGGAGGCACTGTCGATGTTTACGCTACTCTTATCTTAGGAGCAAATGCTTATGGTGTTTCTAGAATTTCAGGAGCAGCTATTGAAAATATCGTTAAGCCAAAAGGCTCAGGAGATGATCCATTGAATCAAAGACAAACTCATGGCTGGAAAGCTACGTTTGTTGCTAGGATTCTAAATCAGAACTTTATGCTTAGGCTTGAACACGCAGTTACCACTTAATCGTTAAACTAATAAGACTATGCCTAATTTAGAGGAAACGAAAACAGCTGAACTTAGAAAGTTAGCTGAAAAAGCAGAAATCCCAAACTGGGAAACACTGGAAAGGCCAGGACTTCTTGATGCTTTGAAACCAAAAGAATCAAAGAAAGAAGTTAAGGTTGAGAAAAAAGTTAAGGGTAAGACTAAGAAAAAGAAAGAACCAAAAGAAAAGATAGAATTACCCAAAAAAGTTGAGGACAAAGTCGCTACTCACGGAGTCGAGGAGTTGCGATACAGGCGTGGCGGTAAAGCAGAAGCAATGAGAAAGAGATTGGCTAAACAGCCAAAAGTAAGGATTCTTATTCCGCTTGTAGATAAGGAAGCACGAGGGTCAACATTTCCCGTTAACCTTAATGGTTATCGTTTAAACATCCAGAAAGGTGTTTATGTGAATGTTCCTGAACAAGTTGGGGATGTTGTAGCAGATTCTCAGAAACAAACAGTTTTAGCTTCACAGCATGAAAGATTGCTTGATGATAATGTAGATAAGGGAAAAGCTAACGCCTTAGACTTATAATCAATTAACTTAATTAAAGATATGAACAGTTCAAGATTCGGACTTCACAAACAAGATTTGATAGACGTTCTAGAAAAGCACGTATTTAACAGTGGCGGATTAGTCATTGCGACTGATACGACACAAGCCCAAACTGCTAACGATGTCTATTATTTCATTGGTGGCAAACTTTATAAGTTGGCCGCTACCGATGGCTTAGGTGAACCTGATGGAACAATAACTGATGGCTACTATAATGTCTTCGTTCAGGCAGTTGATAGCGATGGTAATGTTTCTATAGAGATGGGAACTGAAGCTGAAGCATTAGCAGATGTTATATTTCCTGTTACTCCGGCTGACGAAGCAGTGATTGGATTCATTATTGTTTATACCGATGGAAGTAATTTTGTAGGTGGAACAACCGCTTTAACTGGCGGAGATGTTACCGTTGTATATGTCAACGCTACCGCTCCAATGAGATTCTCAGTTCCTGAGGCATCATCCGCAATTGATAGTGATTAACAACCAACTAACCTAAAACAAAATGAATAGCTCAAAATTTGGTCTTCATAAGCAAGACTTAATAGATGTCTTAGAAAAACACGTTTTCACTAGTGGAGCATTAGCGATTAAAGCTGGTGGTAACGTATTAGCTGCAACAGCTGCTGCTACTCAATACTTTATTGGTGGAAAGCTTTATGCTCTTGCTGCAAGTGATATGGCTTCTCTTGTAGGGACAGTCAACAATTCAGGCACAACGCTTGATATGATCAACGTGTTTGTCTTTACTGTTAATGCCGCAGGGACAGTTGCAACAACTATGGGAACAGAGGCTGCTGCTTTAGAAGATGTAGTGTTTCCTGATACCCCAGCCGATGAGGTTGTAATCGGATTTGTTATAATCGATTTAGCAACTGGTGCTGGAACAGGTGACTTTGTTGGAGGTACTACCGATTTAGACGACGGAACAGTTGTTCCAAGTGCTGTCTATATTAATGCTACCGCTCCGATGAGGTTTTCGACTGCCACAGAATCTGAGGCAGTTGATAGTGACTAATATCAAAAGTTTAACTAAAATCTGTATATGGAAATGGGGATTTCGAGAAACAGAACTCGTCAGAATCCCCTATAAAATGTACGCAATTCGATGAATTTCGAAAGTAAATTAGCACAAGCGGTTCGAGAAATGATGCTTAACCCTGAATTTCTATCTATAAGTTCTAAAATTTCTGGAAGAATTTTCTGGGTTAAGAAATCAGCTGATTCGGACTATACGGACTTTGTTGCAAGTCATCCTGCTTATAGGGATGCAGTACCAGCAGTTCATACGACCATTAATTCAGCTATTGCTGTAGCTGGTGATTTTGACGCTGTTATAGTAATGCCTGGACAGTACGTTGAAACTGCAACTATTAACATTACCCAAGCTGGTTTAAAGTTAATGGCTTCTTATATTGGACCAAACAAAGCTTTAATTAGAACTGAAATCAGACAACACGGAAATTCAACTGCAGATCTTCCTTGTATCACTTGTAATGTTCACGGTGTTGAGATTGCAGGATTCAGAATTACTCCTTATTCTAGTAATGCTGGAACAGGAATACTACTTGCTTCTGCTGCTAACACTTATGGTACTTACATTCATGACAACTATTTCTATTGTGTAGAAGTTGGTGCTGCTATGGCAAACGCTATTACAATGGGAGTTGACGACAGTTTCGACGCAGATTCTACCTATATTTCGAACAATCACTTCTTTGCAGGTGGAAGTGCCACTTCGGTTGGATGTGCAGATGATATTGGTATTATAGATTGGAATAGTGCTACAAGATCAGTTATTGAGGGAAACACTTTCTTCCAATATACTAATTGGGCCGATAATTACGCTATTCAAATTTACGATGCTGATGGTTTCAGAGGACAGATTTTGGACAACAGATTCTATGCTGCTGAAATTGGTGTAACTGAAAAAGTCTGTGTTGCTATTAAAAACCCTACGGCTGTTGGTGGTGATCTTATCATTGACGGTAATAGCTTTGTTGGTTATTTGGGTGATGCTCAGTGTATAGCTTCTGCCTTGAATCACGTTCTTGGAATAAATTACAGAAACGAACATGTAGTTGCTGGAGACTCATAAACTTATAAGAAATAATAATATAAAATTAATAACATGAACTATTGTAAAAAATGTGAAAGTGAGTTTGAGGGTGTTCCTGAAGCCAAGACTGGTTTTTGCCCAGCTTGTGTTGAAGCAATCGCTAGGGGAAAAAAGCAAACAAAAGATTTTAAAAGTAGAAAGGCTAAGATTGCCAAAAACCCAAACCTCAAAAAAGGAAAGAAATAGTCTATCCTTGTAATGCTACTCAGTTCCTGAAATTTTTGGGAATTGAGATAGCATTATAAAGGTCAAATAATAATTAATTTTTAAAAAATATGTCAGGAGATATTCGTAAAATGCAAGGACCAGATATTGTTTTCAAAGCTCAATCAGAAGCTACGGGAGTTTTTACAACTACTCATGCTTCTAACTTATTAAATGATGTTGCTCACGGACTTGTTAACGGTCAATGTATTTCATTAAAAGCTGAAACAACAATGCCAACGAGTCTTACTGCAGGCACTTATTATTATGTTATTGAATCTGCCGATGATACATTTCAGATTGCTTTAACGCCTGGAGGAACTGCTGTTACTTTTGGTAGCGATGGAACAGGTGACCTTACTTGGGCCAAAGAAGTTGCAGGTGCTGTAATAGATGTTAGTTTATACAAACATCCTATTGTTATTATTGATGCTTCTTCAGATCCAGATGTTACTTTAGTAATTGTAGGGTCACATTCAAAAACGCCACCAACATTTATAGAACCTCAGTCTGCGACTAATAGTTATGATGCTTTGAACTCAGTTGACCAAGAAGATGCTACCGCTTTGCCTGGAGATGAGGGTGTTATTATTGCTTCTGCCGATCATAGGCAAATTGCAGTCAATGTGAATGGAATGCACTGGATTACTGTAAAAACTCTTGCCTTTTTTGGCGGAGACTTAAACGTTAAAATAAAGTGTTACGACAATAACTAAACTCAATGACTGAAAAACAACTAAAAAAAGAAAGAATACTAAGGTTGTTAGAAAATTCTTTGAACATTAAAAGAAAAAAGTTGACTAGCGTTCGAAGAAGTCTTGATGACAAAGCCACAGGATTAGAAATTAGGGAAAGGAAATTGAAGAAAGAAGAGGATATCAAATCAAACAAAGTTATTAAGGCTTTAGATTTGATGATTAAAGAAAAAACGTTAGTTAATAAAACTTTAGAAAATAGGTCTAATCAATTCAAAAAATTGATAAAAGGAGAGTCTAGTAAACTATTATCTATCGAGGGAAAGGAAGCTCAGGCTGCAAAAACTATTAAAGAAGCTAAGGAGTCTAAAATAAAATCTAATAAAGAAATAAGAGATAGCAACGCAGAACTTAACAAAAATAAGACAGAGGAAAAAGAGATTTTAAGAACTGTTAAAATTTTAAACAATGATAAAAGAAATTTAGATAAAAACATTACTTCTCTTGAATCTACAGAAAAGAAATTAAAGGATTCTATTAGTTTGTTAGAGGAAAAAACATCTTCCAAGAAAGCCCATCTAAAAAGAGTTAAAACAGATTCGTATATTGCCTTGACAGAGCTTAAAGAAGTCCAGAGAGAGGCAAACAGGGCGATAAAAGATTTAGAAAAAGCAGAGGTTAGTAAGGAGAAAGCCTTAAATGATGTAAAAAAGGAAAAAGCAGCTTTAGGAATTCAGAAGAATAAAAACATTCAAGAAACTGCTGGAGTAGATAGATTAAAGAAAAGCATCAAGTTTTATGTCAGGCGTATGAACAAGTGGTATAGATCTAAAGGTCTTAAAGAGCCAATCAAATTGAATTTTTAATATGGGAAGAACATCAATACCAATTGAAGAACTCACAGCCGCAGAGGAATTAATAGTAGAGGCAATAGAAAATGGAAGTTATTTTGTTTGGAATGAAGTGCCAACTGGATTAGTTAATGGAGTTAATACAGATTTCACTCTGGCCAAAACTCCAAACCCAACTACTTCTTTAAGAGTTTATGTTAA